ACGAGGACGCCTGGCTGTCCGGCGTCGCGCCCGCTGGCGGACTGGCCCGCCTGGTCGAGCCTCACTGATGCGCAAACCGCCAAGCCTGCGTGCCGCCCTGGTCGCCGCCCTGGACGCCAAGCATCGCTTCAGCGAGCGACCGGCCGATCTGCACATGGTCATGCAGGACGCGACGCCCGTCGCGGACGGCCGCCCCGGCATGGCCTATGTCTGGCACTACACCCTGGCCATCGGCTTCCTGGACTTCACCGGCTCGCCGGATGAAATCGCGCTGCCGATCCTGACCTGGCTGCGGCGCTGGCAACCCGACGCCTTCGCTACGCCCGAGCGGCTGAAGGCGGCCTTCAGCCTGGACGTCGAGTTCATGGCCGACGACATCGTGGACGTCATGGTCCGGCTGAAGCTGAGCGAAGTCGTCAGCATGGTCGGCCGCCCCGATGGCGGAATGGATCTCACGCGGCCGGAAGAACCCATCCCCTTCGCCCTGATCGAGGGCGCGCCGCTCCATGCCGTCTTCCTGGACGGCGAGATGATCCTGCATTGCGACGCCCACCCCGGCGCCGGCCTCGATGGCTGACCGCGCCGACGAGCTGCTGCGGCTGAAGGAAGTCGCCTCGGCCTTCCTCGAGCAGATGAGCCCGGCCGAACAGTCCAAGCTCCTTCGCCGCTTCGCCCATGACATCCGCCGCTCGCAACAACGGCGCATCGCCGCTCAGGTCGCGCCGGACGGTTCGCCCTGGCCGAAGCGCAAACCGCGCGAGGGCCAAAAGCCGGCCAGCCGCGCCGTCCGCTTCCTCTATCGCAAGTCCGGCGGTGACGTGCGCCTCGCGGATCTGCGCAGCTGGGTCGGCCGGGGAGGGACCATCATCGGCTTCGACCGCGAAGCCGAAGGGATACGCACCTTCCGCAAGGATCGCATCGCCCAGCACCTGCCGCCCGCCGGCGACGCGGATCCTGGCGCTCTCCCGGACGGCATCCGGGGCGCGCGCGGCGGCGTTCGTCGCAAGGCGCAGCGGATGTTCGCCAAGCTGCGTGGATCCGCGCACCTGAAAGCCGGCGCCCTGCCGGGTGAGGCCTGGGTCGCCTTCACCAGCCGCGCCAGCCGCATCGCCCGCGTCCACCATTACGGCCTGAAGGACCGGGTCACGCCCGGCGGACCAGAGACCGACTATCCGCAGCGCGAACTGCTGGGCTTCAGCCAGGCCGATGACGAACACCTCCTGGCCAGCTTCCTCGACCACGTCGCGAAGGCAACCAGGGCCTAGGCCGCCTGTTGTGCGGTGCGGTCCTGACAACAGGGCCGCCTCGCGACCCTTGGCGTCCGGCGGCGACAACGCTCGGCATGAGCAACACGGCCGTCAATCTCTCGGGCCTGCCGATGCCGGCGGTCGTCGAAGTGCTGAGCATCGAGCAGATCGTCGCCGACTCCAAGGCTGAACTGATCGTCCTCGATCCGGCTCTCGCGCCGTTCCTTCAGCTCGAAAGCGACCCCCTGGTCAAACTGATCCAGGTCTACGCCATGCGCGAGTTCGCCATGCGCCAGCGGGTCAACGACGCCTCCCGCGCCAACATGCTCGCCTATGCCGTCGGTTCGGACCTGGACCATCGCGGGGCGGATTGGGGCTTGGCGCGCCTCGTCCTGGTCCCGGCGAATGCGCAGACCGGCGCGGCGGCCGTCATGGAATCCGACGACGACTTCCGCGAGCGGATACTGCTGGCGCCCGAGGCCCTGTCCGTCGCCGGTCCAGAGGGCGCCTATCGCTCACTCGCCCGCAACGCCAGCGGCGACGTCCTGGACGCCAGCTGCACCAGCCCCACGCCGGGCCAGGTGGTCGTGACTGTCCTCGCGCGTTCCAACGGCGGTGTGCCTGGCGCGCCGCTGCTCGACCTGGTCAACGCCGCCGTGTCGGCCGACGATAAGCGCCCTCTGACCGACCATGTCGTGGTCGCGCCGGCGGAGGTGCTGACCTACGCCGTCCAGGCCCAGATCACGACCTTTCCCGGCCCCGATGCGGAGGTGGTCCGGTCGGAGGCCGTGGCCCGCCTGCAGAAGTATGTCGCCGACAGCTTCCGGCTCGGCCGCGACGTCACCTTGGCCAAGATCTACGCGGCCCTCGCCGGCGAGGGCGTCCAGGACGTCCATCTGGTCGCCCCGACCGCCAACATCATCACGACCGAGCTTCAGGCGGCGCGCTGCACAGACGTCCAGGTCGCCCACACCGGGACCGACACCTGATGGTCCGCGACGAACTCTGCCTCCTGCCGCCCAACGCCACCAGCGTCGAGCTCGCGCTCGAGGCGTTGACGCGCCGGATCGACGGCATTCCCGTACCGCTCCGCGCGCTTCGTCTGGCCGATCAGTGCCCGCCGGAGATCCTGCCTTGGCTGGCGTTCGAGCGTGCGGTGGGCTCCTGGAACTCGAACTGGCCCTTGGCCGTGAAGCGCAATGTGGTGGCCCAGGCCATCAACGTCGCTCGCATGCGCGGCACTGCGGAATCGGTGCGCCAGGTCGTGCAGGCCTTCGGCGGTCAGATCGCGCTTCGCGAATGGTGGCAGCAGGATCCGCCCGGCGCGCCTCACACCTTCCAACTGATCCTGTCCCTGACGGGCCAGGACGGTGAAGCCGCCAGCGCCGATTTCGTGGACGAGGTCATCGCCGCCGTCGATCGGACCAAGCCGGTCCGGTCCCGCTTCACCTTCACCCAGGGCCTGAAGGCCGAGGCGGGCCTCGGCGTCGCCGCCGGCGCACGCCCTGCTCACTACCGCCGCCTGCAGCTCGAGGAGGCCGCCTGATATGGCCGGACTACAGATCACCATCACCGACGCCGGCCGCGCCGCCCTGCCGAACGGAACAAACACCGGTACGACGGCCATCACCATATCCCATGTGGGCGTCAGTCCGGTCAACGCACCCGGTCCCCTTAAGGGGCTGACCGCTCTTCCTGGCGAAGTGAAGCGAGTCACCACCTTTGGCGGCGACATCGTCGCGGACGACGTCATCCACATCACCATCAACGACGAAACGACCGACGTCTATTCGGTGCGGGCCTTCGGTCTCTACCTCTCGACCGGCGTCCTGTTCGCCGTCTTCAGCTCGCCGGATGTCGTCGTGGAGAAGAGCGCCGGCGCCATGGTGCTGCTGTCGGCCGACATCACCTTCAAGACCCTGGACACCGCCGTCATCGAGTTCGGCGGGACCGGCTTCATCAATCCGCCGGCGACGACCGAACGGCTGGGCGTCGTGGAGTTGGCGACATGGGAAGAGGCGGTCACCGGAAACCGCGCTGACCTGGCGGTAACGCCCTTCGGCCTGCTGAAGGCCTTTCAGTCCTGGGCGACCAACTTCGCCGCCGCCGTGCACGCACACCCTATCTCTCAGGTCACAGGTCTCGCTGACGCTTTGGCGGCCAAGTCGCCCACGGGCCACAAGCACGATGCCTCCGACACCAACAGCGGCGTCTTCGATGTCGGCCGGATCCCTGCCCTGGGCATGGAGAAGATCACGGGCCTAGCCACAGCCCTGGCCAACAAGGCGGCGACGATTCACGGTCACGTCATGGCCGACGTCGATGGCTTGGTGCAGGCGCTGGCGGGCAAGTCGCCCCTGGGACACAAGCACGACGCCTCCGACACGAACTCCGGCGTGTTCGACGTCGGGCGCATCCCGGCTCTTGCGATGGAGAAGATCACCGGCCTGGCGTCTGCACTCGCCGCGAAGGCCTCCCTAGGGGCGAACGTCTACTTTGCGGAGGTGGGGATCGGGTCTGGTCGCGCGCGGCTCTACAGCGATGCGAACACCAACAATCTGATCGCTCGAACCGGCCCCGATGGGGAGGAAAAGTACTTCCAGTTTGCAGATGACGGTGCTTTTCGTGCGCTGTCTGGTCCGGTGCATTCGTCGGCGGGGCGCGTCTGGGACCCCGGCAACTTCAACCCTGCCACAAAGGCCTCGCTTGGCGAGAGCGTCACATTCCAAGACATCCGAGCCTTCCGGGGCAATGGGACGGGCGTCGTCGTCCTCGGTGATGCCGCTCACTACCTGTACTATGACGGGTTCAACTACAGTCTGCCCGGCGCCCCTCTGATCGTAAATGGCGGAGCAGTGTGGACCGCTGCGAACTTCGACCCGAACGACAAGGTCTCGATCTATCAGACCAACCTCGGGCGTACCGGCGGTGGCCCGGTCGTGAAGATGAATACGTTCCAAGACTATGGCGACGTAGCGACGGGTTGGTCGGCCATGCTCAGTCCCGACAGTGCGCATTCACCGGGCGGGTGGGGCTATTTCATGAAGACCGGTCGTCGTGACCACGACAACGGCTGGGGCGGGATTTTTGTCGGCAAGGCGGTCGACCCGAATTCCAAGCCCGATCTCTGGGTCGGAATGTCGATCACGCGCGATCACCAGCCCTATTGGGCCAAGCTTTGGAGCGATGCAAACCTGCTCGCGGCCTCTTCGTCAGAAGCGGCGGCAGGAGCGGCGTCCGACCGGTTCATCACCCCGGCCGCACTCTGGTCGTTCGCCAGAAATCTTGGCTCGCCGGCCTATGTGGTGATCCCCGGCACTGGCCTAATGATCCAATGTGGCGTGGTGAGCGGCAACTTCCCCGAAGGGCAGGCTCACGCCACCCTCCCGGTCGCCTTCGGAGGAGGTTGCATCGCGGCGGTTGCGATTCCCCAGAACCCGACCAGCACCCTGGCGTCCAACTACTTCATGCAGGTCGTCTCAAAGCACCTGGACCGCATCGTCTTCTACGCCAATCGATCCGATTCCTCTTCGGGGAACATCAACGGGTTCGAATGGCTGGCTATCGGCCGCGTCAGCGGCTCCCCGGACCCGGCTTACAGCAGCGGCAGCGACGGCGGTGGCGGTGGCGGCGGCGGCGAGATCGACCCGTATGTCTGACCTTCAGATCGAGAAAGCCCGATGACCCTCTTCTTCAGCCCCTCGACGGGCGCCTTCTACGACGACGGCTTCTGGGATGCGCCCCTGCCGGACGATGTGTCCGAAGTCTCGGCCGAGGATCACGCCGCCCTGATGGAAGCCGCCAGCCGGGGCCAGGTCATCCAGGCCGGCCCGGACGGCGCGCCCGTCGCCGTCGATGCGCCGGCGCCTCCGGTCGAGACCTTGGCGGTGATGGCTCGCCGTCGTCGCGACGGCGAGATCGAGCGCCTTCGGTGGCTGGTCGAACGTCACCGTGACGAGATCACCCTGGGCGTGACCACCACCCTGACCGCCGAGGATTTCATCCTGGTGCTTCAGCACATCCAGCTTCTGCGCGACCTGCCCGACCAGGCGGGTTTCCCGGACCAAATCGAATGGCCCGTCCTGGCCCCGGAGCTTCTCGCGACCGCAGCCTAATTCCGTCCTCGCTGTTGTGCGGTGCGGTCCTGACAACAGGCGCGCCGCGCGTGGCTTAAGGGCCTGCGCCATCGTCGGCCCGATGAACCGCCGCCCTAAAACCGCTGGAGCCGATACCGATCGTGCGATCGGCCGCCTTGTGCGTGAAGGCAAGATCGCGTCCGTGGATCTCGACGCCGGCAAGGCCGTGGTCGATTTCGAAGACGGCTCCATGTCCCCGCCGATCGACTGGAACATGCAGGTCGGCGACACCACGATCTGGATGGCGCCGACGGTTGGTCAGCAGGTTTCCGTTGTCTCGCCGGAAGGCGACGACGAACGCGCCTACATCGACGCCAGCTTCCCGTCCTCGCAGTTCGCACCGCTCTTCCTGGGCGCGGCCGTCGGCATCCGGTTCAAGGACGGCGCCCTAATCAAATACGACCCCGTCAGCCACGTCCTGGACTTCGCCCTTCCGGGTTCGGCCGTCATCACCGCGCCGGACGGCGTGACCCTCGCGGCCGACGTCGCCGTCCAGGGCGACATCAACTGCACCGGAACAATATCGGCCGACATCGATGTCGTCGGAGCCGGCAAGAGCCTCAAGGGCCACAAACACACCAACGTCCAGGCCGGCTCGGCCGTGTCGGGTCCGCCGCAATGACCGGCATGTCCCGCTTCACCGGCGAAACCCTGGATCCGAATTCCGATGCGCACCTGGTGCAGTCGATTGGCGACATCCTGACGACCCCGCTGGGCTCGCGCGTCCTGCGCCGCAGCTACGGCTCCGAGCTTCCGGATCTGATCGACCAGCCCATCGAGCCCAGCCGTCTGCCGATCAAGCTGTTCGCCGCGACGGCCATGGCCCTGCTCGCCTGGGAACCCCGCATCCGCCTCACCCACGTCCGCCTGCAGGCAGGGGCCGCCGGCGTCGGCGCGCTCCGCCTGACCGGCAAGCGTGTGGATCTCCCCCGCAAGCCCGCCGTCGATCTTCTCATTCCCGTTCGCTGACAAGGAAACCCCCATGGCCCTCACGCCCCGTCCGCATGGTGTTCGCATCGCTGAAGCCGCCGCCGGCGTCCTGACCCTCACCGTCGCCGCGACGTCGGTGTGGGGCATCGTCGCCCAGGCCTCGGACGCCGTCGCGGCCACGTTCCCGCTCGACACCGCCGTCCTGGTCACGGATCTGCCGGCGGCGATCGCAGACGCCGGCGTCTTGGGCACCCTGGCCACCACCCTTCGCGCCATCAGCAACACCGGCCGCTCGATCGGCGTCGTGGTGCGGGTGGGTGAGGGGACCGGCGACACCCCGGCCGAGATCGCGGCCGACCGCGACGCCAAGGTCATCGCCGGCCTTCAGCAGCTGCGCCTGGCGGAACAGGCCGTGGGCGTCCGCCCGCGCATCCTCGCCTGTCCTGGCCTGGACACCCAGGCCGTGGCCGCCGCCCTTGGCGTCGTCGCCCCCCAACTGAACGGCTTCGCCTATGCCGCCGCGATCGGCGAAACCCCGGCCGAGGTCAAGACCTATCGCGACGGCTTCGGCGCGCGTGAGCTCGAGCTGATCGACCGCGACTTCATGGCCGTTGACGGGGAGGGCGACGAAGTCACCAGCTATGCCGCCGCGCACGCGGTCGGCGTGCGAGCCTGGCTGGACCGCGAGGTCGGCTATCACAAGACCATCTCCAACGTCGCGGTGCCTGGCGTCACGGGCATCGTCAGTCCACGCACCTGGGACTTCCAGAGCGCCGACACCGAAATGGGCCTGATCAACGGCGCGGACGTGACCGGCCTGATCCGCCGCAACGGCTATCGCTTCTGGGGCAACCGCACCTGCTCGGACGATCCGCGCTTCGCCTTCGAAAGCGCCGTGCGCACCAACCAGGTGCTGCGCGACACGATTTCGGACGGCGTCTTCCCCTATGTGGATCGTCCGCTGACCGCCCAGCTGGCGAACGACATCATTGAGAGCATCAACGCCATGTTCCGCCGCGAGAAGCTCGCCGGCCGCATCATCGGCGCGGAAGCCTTCCTGGCGCCGGGCAACACGGCCGACCAGCTCGCCGCCGGCAAGCTGCAGATCGGCTACCGCTACACCCCCTGCGCGCCGCTCGAGGATCTCGGCATCACCTCCGAGATCACTGACGAATTCTACGCCGACACCTTCGCCCTCGCGGCCTGACCCGACCCCGACCTTCCAAGCATCCACCGGCTGACTGTCGCGTCGCCGCACTTCGAGGACCACGCCCATGAATCTGCCGCGCCAACTCCAGGACATGAATGTCCACGGCGACGGAAACTCCTTCCTCGGCGAATGCGTGAAGTTCACGCGTCCCAAGCTGACCGAAAAGCTGGAGGAGTATAACGCCGGCGGTCTGCTGAGCTCTGTCCAGATCAGCACCGGCCGCATCGAGGCCCTGGAATGCACCCACGCCTACGGTGGCGACATGCCGACGCTGAACCGTGGGTTCGGCGCCGTAGAGCTGGACGCCAACCAGCTGCGCTTCTCGGGCGCCTACCAGAACGACGCGACGGGTCAGCTTGACGATCTGCAGATCGTCATTCGCGGCAAGCACGTCGAGATCGACAGCGGCGACGACGAAGTCGGGTCCAAGAGCGGCACGACCTACAAGACCAACGCCGTCTACTACAAACAGACCCGCAACGGCGTGGTCGAGTTCGAGATCGACGTCCTGAACAACGTCCTGCTGGTCTACGGCGTCGATCGACGCGCCCAGATCCGTGGGATCATCGGAGGCTAGTCCGACGATGTCCGGCATGAAATTCCGCGACCCTTCAGATCTCCAAACGCTGGACCAATTCCTTTGTGAGGAAGGCTTCAGCGCGTCGGCCGAAGTCTGCGGAGACCCTTCCGACCTGGCGACGGCCGCGCTCGAGCGCCGGCCGACCGAGGACGCATCGCGTCCGGCGGCCGTCGTCCAGGACGTCTTTCTGGGCCGGGTGTTTTCGCCTCCCGCCCACATTTTCCGGGGAACGATGCAATGAACGACCAACCCACCACCACCTCCGCCGCGTCTGACCTGGACGAGGCCGGCTATGAACGCGGCGTCCACGACAACGGCAAGGCCTGGGTGCGCGTGCCCCTGAAGAAGCCGCTGCAGCGCGCCGACAACAAGTACAGCTCCGTCGTCCTCACCGAGCCGCACGGCAGCGACTATCAGGGCACCAGCCTGAGCTTCGTCGCCCAGGGCCACTACGACGCCCTGATCACCGTCATCCCGCGCATCAGCGACCCCGTGATCCACAAGCAGGATCTGCAGGCCATGAAGGCCAGCGATCTGGCGGCCATCAGCGGGGAGGTGATCGCTTTTTTCTACACCGACGCGCAGAGGGCCGCGCTTGGCCTGACCGCGTAGAGGACGCCTACGCGGACATCGCCTTCGTGTTCGGCTGGCAGCTTTCCGAGCTGCAACGCCTCGACCTCGACGAACTCGCCGACATGCGTCAACGCGCGATCGCGCTCTACAACCGCGTGAACGGCCAGAAAGAGACCTGACCGTGGACAAGAACCTTCGTCTCAGCATCATCCTCCAGGCGGCAGGCAACGTCGTCGGCTTCCTGAAAGGGGTGAAGGGCGAGAGTGCGCGCACGTCCCTGGAGCTCAACGCCACTCGCGAAAAGCTTCAGGCCCTCCAGCGCACGACGAAGGACGTCGGGGCGTTTCGCCAGATGGAGGCCCGCCTGCAGGGCACGCGCGGCGCGCTCGCGGACGCCCAGATCGAGGCGAAACGACTGGCGCTGGCCAACGTGGCGGCCGAGCGGCCGACGAAGCAGCTCGCCCGGGCGTTCGAGGTGGCCCGAACCAAGGTCCGCGAACTCCAGACCCAAGAACAGAAGCAGGTCACCACCCTGCAGGATCTGCGCGGCAAGCTGGAGACGGCCGGCGTCTCGACCCGCAACCTGGCTGGCCATGAGGTCCGCCTCGCTCGCGAGATCCGCGACGCCAACAAGGCCTTGACCGATCAGTCCCGTCGGATGGACGACATCAAGGATCGTCAGGCCCGGATGGGCGCGGCCCGTGGGCGATACGACAAGACCCAGCAACTCGCCGGCACGATGCAGGGGGCCGGAGCCTCGGCCTTGGCGGGCGGCGTCATCACGGCCGCGCCGCTGTTTGCGGCCGCCAGCGCCGGCATGTCGTTCGAGGACGGCATGGCCGACATTAAGAAGGTGGTAGATTTCCCCACGCCCGTCGCCTTCAGGCAGATGGAAAAGGACATCCTGTCGCTCTCCACCCGGATTCCGGTGGCGACCGAGGGGCTGACGGCGATTATCGCCGCTGCTGGCCAGGCCGGCATCGCGCGCGGCGAGCTGATGGGCTTCGCCGAAGACGCCGGCAAGATGGGCATCGCCTTCGACACCACGGCTGACGACGCCGGTAAGAAGATGGCCACTTGGCGCACCGCGTTTCGGCTGACGCAGACCGAGGTGAAAGGGCTTGCGGACCAAATCAACTATCTGGGCAACAACGGCCCAGCCAACGCCCTGTCGATCTCCAACGTCGTGACCCGCGTCGGCGCCCTTGGCGAGGTGGCGGGTCTGTCGGCCGGTCAGATCGCCGCCCTGGGCTCGACTGTTGTGGGCATGGGGGTTGAGGAAGAGATCGCCGCCACAGGCATCAAGAACACCATGCTCGCCCTGACCAAGGGGGAGGCGGCGACCAAGAGCCAGAAGGCCGCCTACGCGTCCCTGGGTCTCGAGGCCACCGACATGGCCAAGCGAATGCAGACCGACGCCGGCGGCGCGATCGTCGAAGTCATGACGCGGATCTCGAAGTTGTCGAAGGAAAAGCAGACCTCGATCCTGACACAACTGTTCGGGTCGGAGTCGGTCTCGGCCATCGCGCCGATGCTCAACAATCTCGAACTGCTGAAGACCAACCTCAACCGGGTTGGAGACGCCACGCTCTACGCCGGCTCGATGCAAAAGGAATATGAGGGCCGGGCCGCGACCACATCCAACGCGGTGCTGCTGATGAAGCAGGGCGTGAAGGCGGTCGCCATCGAGGTTGGCACGGCCTTCCTGCCTCAGATCAAGCAGGGATCCGCGTTCCTGGGACAGATGGCGCAGAAGATCCACGCTTTCGCCCAGGCCCACCCCGGCGCGATCCGCGCGATCGGTATGCTGGTCGCCATTATCGCCGTGGGCCTGACCGTGTTCGGCGGCCTGGCCATGGCGGTCGCCGCCGTCCTCGGTCCCTTCGCCCTGCTGCAGCTGACGCTGACGCAGACCGGAATCCTGTTCGGGCCGCTGGGAGGGAAGATCGCACAGTTCGCGGGCAAGGCCCTGCCGTTGATCGGTCGGGGACTGCTGCTCGCCGGCCGGGGCTTCCTGACCTTCGGCGCCATGGCGGCGCGGGCCGGGCTGATGCTGCTCGCCAACCCTATCACCTGGATCGTTCTCGGCATCGTGGCGGCCGTCGCGCTCCTCGCTGGCGCGGCATATCTGATCTACCGGAATTGGAGCACGATCGGTCCTTGGCTGAGCGGGATCTGGCAAGGCATCAAGACGGGCGTGTCTAACGCCCTGGGCTTCATGGGCCGGCTGTTCATGAACTTCAGCCCGGTCGGGATCCTTATCGGGACAATCATGCGCGCCTGGCCCGCCCTGCAGGCTCTGGGCGGGCGGTTCCTCGAGATGGGCCGCCATCTGTTGACCGGCCTGGTCAACGGCGTCCTGGGCGGCATCCCCGCGCTGGTGGCGGCCGTGATGCGCGCCGGCGGCGCTGTCGTCACCGCCTTCAAGAATAAGCTCGGGATCCACTCACCGTCTCGGGTCTTCGCCCAGCTTGGCGACTACACCATGCAGGGGCTCGGCGTCGGCCTGGGTCGATCCACCGCGGATCCGCTGCGTCGGATGCGGACGGCCGCCTCGGCCATCACCGCCGCCGGCGCAATGGCGATCGGCACGCCCGGCATGGCGGCGCCCACCTTCGATACGGCGCCCCAGTTGGCCCCCGGCGGTCGCGCGGCCGTCGCAACGGCCGCGCCGCCGCCTGTGACCATCGGGACGCTGAACCTGACGATCGTTCAGCAGCCGGGCGAAAGCGCCGAAGATCTGGCGCGCCGTGTCCTGGAGCTGCTGAATGCGCCAGGCGGCGGACATTTCGGGGATGACCCCGGCGACTATGGCGAGGCGCCCTGATGCTCCTGGCCATCGGCATGTTTGTGTTCGAGATCCCGAACGTCCTCTTCGAGCAGCTGAAGCGCCGGCGCAGCTGGCGCCACCCGACCAGCGAGCGGGTAGGCGCGCGCGCCGCAAGTCAGTTCGCCGGCTTGGGTGAGGACAATCTGACCATCACCGGCGTCCTGGCGCCGGGCGTCATCGGCCGCAAGGATGCGCTCGAGGATCTGGCGGCTATGGCCGACCAGGGCCGATCATGGCCCGTGGTCGATGGCGACGGCTTCGTCTACGGCGCTTATGTCATCCTCGACCTGGACGAGACCAAGCGAGAGATCCTGGACAATGGCCAGGCGCGCCTGATCGACTTCACCATCAACCTCCAACGCGTCGATGACGACGAAGGGGACACCAGCGCCACGGGTTCCGAGGTGCGAGCATGACGGGCCAGGTCTCAGGTCACGTCCAGCGCCAGGCCGCCTACCAACTCGTCGTCGACGGCAAGTCCATCGATGGGGCGGTGAAGCCCCGGCTGCACAGCCTGAGCCTGACGGAGCGACGGGGCGCGGAAGCCGATGAGCTGGAGCTGGTGCTGAATGACACCGACGGCAAGCTCGCGATCCCCCCGGCCGGCGCGACCGTGACCCTCAAACTCGGCTGGCTGGATCTCCGCGACGGCGCATCGCCGGTCCTGATCGACAAGGGATCCTTCACCGTTGACGAACGGGGCCATGGCGGCACGCCTGACCGGCTGACCATTCGTGCCCGCTCCGCAAACCTCACCCGCGCCTTTCGCACCAGGCAGACCCAGACCTGGTCGAATACGACGCTAGGGACCGTTCTCGAGGACGTCGCCATCAGGAATGGCCTCCAGGCGCGCGTGGCGGCTGATAAGGCGGCGATCGCCGTCTCGCACCTGACACAGGACAGCGAGAGCGACAGCGCCTTCCTGGCGCGCCTGGGACGGCTTCACGACGCCATGGCGACCGTGAAGGCGGGTCGGCTTCTCTTTTCGGCGATCGCCGCCGGCGTCACCGCGACGGGCCAGTCGATCCCCGAGGCGACCATCACCCGTCGCGACGGTGATCGCCACACCTGGTCCTCGGCCGAGCGCGAGAACTATTCCGGCGTCATCGCCAAATGGCGAAGCCGGGCCAAGGGGACGAGCGGGGAGGTGGTCATCGGATCCAGCTCCAACGCCAAACGCCTCGGCCGCACCTATGGCAGCGAGGATTCAGCTCGCCGCGCCGCCCAGGCGGACAATACCAAGCAGGAACGGAAGGGCGCGCAGTTCTCGCTCGATCTCGCCTCCGGCCGACCCGACCTATACCCCGACCGCAAGCTGACCGTCTCCGGCTGGAAGCCAGAGATCGACAACTCGGGTTGGGTGATCACCGAAACTCGCCACCAGCTCGACGCCGGCGGGGGTCTGAAGACGTCGCTGCAGATGGAACTGAACCCATCGCCGGCGGCGCATACGGCAACATAGGAAGAATGGTTGCGAGCTTCATAACCTCAGTTTTTATTTCAGCACCGCTGGAACCATTTCTGCTATGGAACAAACGGGGGCCGTCACAGGATCGAAAATGCAGACGCAGCAGGGTGAGCTTACGGCTGGGCGCTTCAGCGCCGCCAACCAACCGGAGGCCTTCAGCAAGCCCGGCAGCCGCCACGGCGGCACAATGAAGCTCCTTTGCCCACACTGTCAGTCCACAGCGAAGGTGCGCTCGAGCAAGGCCCTGACGCCGCTCTACCGCGAGCTCCGTCTACAATGCACGGACATCGACTGCGGCGGCACCTATGTCGCCTCGGTGACGATCGACCGCATGATCGTCCCCAGCCAGAAGCCTAACCCGCGTGTCCGCCTGAAGATCGGGCAGCCCCGGCCGACAACGCCGGCGAACGAAAACGCGCCGGCCGAGGCCGCCGCTGGACTTTAGTTTCCCAGCTATTCTCCAGAAACGCCCAAAATTACCAGGAACGAAACCGGAAACATGGAAGGCCTGAAAGGCCGGTTTTACTGGCTTTCAAGCTCAAAGCCAGTTGTTTACACCGAGAGGGTCGGCGGTTCGAACCCGTCGCCGCCTACCAAACAAAAAGGCCGCCGGAGCGATCCGGCGGCCTTTGTCTTTTGGCGATCGCCCCGGTCAGAACCGGAAGCTGGCCCGCAGCAGCAGCGAATAGCGGACGTAATCCTCAAGCAGTTCCGCGTCGCCCGTCAGGGACAGCATGCCCAGGTCGTTGCCCAGGTTCATGCGGAAGCCCAGGATCAGGCCGCCGCCCTCGACCCCGTCCGGCGACAGGACGAAGTCCGGGCCGCCGCTGGCGAAGCGGGCGATGGTCTCGCCAGCGTCGACGGACAGGTTCTGGCGATAGCCGATGCGCAGTTCCGGACGGATCCAGCCGTCCTTGCCGAAGCCGTAGCCGACGTTCATCGCCGCAACGGCCGAGAAGATGTGGCTGTCGCGCGAGTCGATATCCAGATCGAAGCCGCTGCCGCCGCCCGATTCGGAGCGGGCGCCTTCCGACAGGCGGAAGTACTCGGCGTACACCTCGGGACGGACGTTCAGGCGACCGTAGTTGCGCTCGTAGGAGGCGCCGCCGGCTGCGGCTGCAGTCCAGCCGTGCCAGTCGGATTTGTTGTTCAGATAGACGCCGTTGGCGACCAGCGACCGGTCGGCGTTGAAGCTGGCGTAGCCGCCGGCCGCGCGCGCCCAGGTCGTCCAGTACTGGCCCTGCGCACGCCAGTAGAGGCCCAGCTCCAGCAGGTTGGCCGACAGGACTTCCTCTGCCTCGGACTCGGGGTCCTTGATGTCCGACGAGGTGAAGGCGGCGGTCAGGCCGAAGGCGCCCGCGCCGGTGCCCTTTTCGACGCCGCCCGCGACGCCGAAGCCCTCAGAGCGGAAGCCGTAGGAATCGGTCTTGTCCTTGTCGGCGTAGAAGTTGATCTCCTGCACCCAGGCGCTGGTCTCGCCGGGGGCGGCGGAGGCGTTGCGGCCGGTGAGGGCGCGGGTCACCGCGTCGACGCCGGCCGACAGGGACATCAGAGGCCCGCCCGAGTGGTCCGGCAGCATCTGCTCATAGGCGTCGATGAAGCCGTCCCGGTTCGTCTGGCTCAGGAACAGGTTCCGGATCGTCTCATTGCTGCCTAGGGCGGCATAGACGGCGTCGAAGGCCGAGGCCTCGACGGGGATCAGATCGGCCTCCTGGGCGGTGCGGCGACGGGCGTCGACGTAGACCTCCCCTGCGGCTTGATCGACACCCGCCTGAACGACGTAAAGATAGGGGGAATTATCGGTCAGCAGGCTCTGGTTGATGTCACCGACGTTCAGGGCGCCAGCCTTGATCACGCTGAACCGCTCCGGCGACTCCAGAAGGGACGAGAAGCGGACGCCCAGTTGCGCGCCCGTGGCCAGGGTTGCGGCGCCGCTGACATTGAATCCGCCGGCGCGATCGCCTTGAGGGTCGACGGCGACGATCAGGACGCCCTCGGCCCCGACGTTCAGGCTGGAAATGGAAGTGGCGGTCGTCTGGGTCGCGTTCAGCGTGCCCTTGGAGACGTTGATGTCCAGAGCCCCGTCGCTGTCGGTGACAGCGCCGCTCACCGCCGCGCCGCCGCTGATGGACAGGCGGTCGGCGCCGGCGCCGAAGGACATGTCGCCGATGACCGTGCCGTTCTCGACGTTGAAGGCATCCGCGCCCGAACCGAATTTCACCGCGCCGACGATGACGGGTTCGCTGGCGTCAGGGACCCCGTCCTTGTCCGTATCGGTCGCCGTGCTGCCGGCGGCGGCCGGGATGCCGTACTGACGAACCGTGACGCCGCTGGTGTTGGCCGTCAGGTCGATGGCGGTCACCGTGCCGTCGATCGCCGTAGTGTCGGTGGAGTCCGCCGACAGCGAGCCGATGATGGAACCGGCGTTGCTCAATTGGGTCAGGGTGCCGGACTGGTCGCGGATGACCGTCGCGGCGCCGTGGTTTCCGCCGAACGAGGCCACGATATTGCCAGTGTTTGTCAGCGAACCGACATTGGCGCCGGCGCCGATGAGCACGCCCGTGGCCGTATGGGCCTGTTTGCCGGAGGCGACGGCCTGGATATTGCCCGTGTTCGAGATGGCCGGGGCGGTGACGCCGGCGCCGATCCAGATAGCGGTGGCGTTGGCGTCCACGGCTGTGGAGGCGATTCCGCCTTCGTTGCGCACCCCGCCCGCGACGGTGACGGTCTGGCCGCCGGCCACGCCCAGCTGCAGGGCGCGCGATTCGACGCCGGAATAGACGCCGGTCCCGGTGATGGAGCCGCGGTTGATCAGGCCATAGGCGGCGTCGCCGGCGCCTACGGCGCCGAGGGTCACCGCATTGGTCGCGGAGCCGATGAGCAGGACGGGCGCGCCGCCTACCGATGTCAGGGAGGCGGTCGTTTCGCTGGCGTCCGGCACGCCGTCGCCGTCGCGATCCGCATCGTCGCGGTTCTTGACGCCGTCGCCGTCGTCATCCTCGTCGCCGTTCTTGACGCCGTCCTTGTCGTCGTCGCCGTCGATCCCGGCCGAGGAATAGGCCGGGCCCGTATCCAGCAGGACGCCGCCGGCCACATTGGCGGCCACGCGCACAGCCGGACCGCCCTGCAACAGATCGTCGGCGTCCAGTTCGTCCAAAAATATGGTCGAGGCGTTGTCGTAGGTGCCCGTCGTCGGGCGGACGGGGGGCGGGGAGGTGTACCGG